ATTCTCCCTCCCGGAAGCTTCCCTCGTACTTCACCGTAAAGTATCCGCTGCCGGAAACAAGGGAAAGGTTCCCGTCTGCCGCCGTGGACGCTCCGGCATTCTGATAGGTACTGTCCTGCAGGGTTCTCGTGATTTTCCAGCGCATTTTCTTCGCCGTGTCCGCCCCTGCGTCATGGCTGTAGCCGATCCTGAGCTGCGCGGAAACGCCGTCTCCCGGCATCCGGATGCGCACGCACGTCACGTAATTGGAGCCTCCCGATGCCGTGGCATACCCTGCGTAGACGGCTCCGCTCCCAAAGGAACCGAATCCGCCGTTTCTCGCCCATTTCTGTACAATCTCCGTGCTTTTGATCTCTGCCATCGCCATCGCCTCCTTATCCGATCCATTTCACCGTGAGCCCCGAGCGGTGACTCACTTCCCATTTTCCGCCAAGCTCCAGCTGCCCTGTGATGCGGGCTCCCGTCACGTACAGCTTTTCGTTGGAAAGATAGGCCACCGCTGTGCCGTTCTGATAAAAGGTCATCTTCGCCGGTGTCCATGTGGTCATGTTGGCGGTGTTCAGCACCTCCACCGTCTTTCCGTCCACGGTCTCCATGCCCTTCACCGTGATATCCTGCCCGATGGCAATGCCCAGCACCGGCACCGTACCCTCGTATTCCACCACACCTGCCCGGATGAACCCTTTCGTCTCCGTCACGTATGCCTGCAGCTCCCCCTCTGCGGCCTGGACGCTTCCCTCCAGACTGCTGCAGATGTTGTAAAGCGCCGTAACATCTGCAGCTGTCACCGTGTACCGGGCATCCATCTCCTCCGCATAGGTACCGAATTCGCTTTTTGCTACATATTCTCCCTGCAGCGCTGCTGTCACCGCATCCATCTCCTGCCGTACAAGGTCCGCTGTCTTCACGATCAGCGCCTTGAGGTCGGCGCTTCCCGCCGTCATTTCCTGCCTCACTGTCTCCGCCGCTGCCGCAGTCAGACGTTTTTCTGCCACGGGAGAAAGGGTTCCCGTTTCAGCTGCCGACCGGGCCTCGGTCAGAGCCAGACTCAGCCTGTAAAGATAGGAGCGGAGCAGCCCAAGCTGCTCCGCCGTGCTTCCCCGCAGAACGGGCGGTGTCTCATAGCTTTTCATATCCGTCCGCCCTCCAGCACTCTGGAAAGCCGGAAGAGCACCGCATTCCCCGCGCCTTTCAGCCGCAGTGCAAAGTGGTCGCAGCGTCTCGGCCGCAGCGGCACCGTCACAACACCGTTTCGCTCCGGGATGCACACCACCTGTTCCTCCCAGACGCCGTTGGAGTCATACTGTACCTCCACGGAAAACCGGCTCTCCTTTTCCGCTTTCAGCCGCAGCTCCAGCCGGTTCAGGTACTTTCTCCCCGGATATTCGTACCCCAGCCTCCCGCTGACCGCCTCCCATTCCACGTCTGTCTCTGCTTCTCCCTGCGTACCTGTCATGGCAAGGAGCTCTCCCGTGCTTCCGTCAATGCACCACAGCTCCTTCTCCGTCCTTGCAAAAGCCGCGCCGGAAAGCCCGTCCTCCCGGAACCAGAGCTGCCGCGCCCCGTCATAGACGAAAAGGTGCCGTGCTCCCCGCTCATCCCGCATGGAGCAGAAATACCGCTCCCCGAAAGCCCCTGCCGCCGCGTCGTCATAGCGCACCTCGCCCAGCGGCTGGGAAATCAGAACCGGCAGCGCCCCGTCGTAGACGCAGATGCCGTCCCGGGCTTTGTAGTACAGCAGCTCTCCCACCATGGCGGCGGACTTGTGGCATCCCTTTTGAATGCCCCTGCAGGCCGTCTCCGCCACGCTGTGTCCGCCGTAGGGAGAAATGGTCACACGGTGCAGCACCGTCTCCTTGAAAAACACCAGACTTCCGAGGAAATTTACCGCCCCGGTAAACACACCGTCGCTTCCCACGGAAGCCGCCCATGCGTCGGTGGAAAGCCCCTCGAACACGTTCCAGTTTCTGAAATCTCCCAGCTTGCAGCAGTACAGCTCGTTTACCGTTTTTCCCTCTGCAAGGCCGTATCTGCAGCCCCAGAGCCGGTTTCCCGCCTGACACACATGGTCCATCTCCGGAACCCTTCTCTCAAGGACCACTCCGCCTGTCTGTCTGCATACCGCGTCCAGAATCCCCGGGATCACCACAAAGTTCTCTCCCCGTTTACGGATGCAGTGAAGGGTGTTCAGCGCCGCTGTCTGCTCCCCAAGGGATGCCGACCCCTCCGTCACGCTGCAGCCGGAAACAAAGATCCCGTCTCCCTCCCCGAAGGCCGCGCCGATGCCCGGTGCCTCCAGCTTTACGCAGGCGGAAGCCGCTGCTGTCCACTGCCCCATGGCTGCGGAATACTGCCGCAGGCTGTGGGGTGATGCGGAGGTATCGATCCACCACTGGCCGTTTTCCGGCTCGGCAGGCTCCTGTCCCTGCACGAAATCCGGCACGCATGCCGCTCCCCCGTCATCGCACAGGGAAAAGGTCACCTCTGTCTCTCCCGCCCGCCATGCGGCCTCCATGTACCCGCAGTCATCGTAATCCTGGGTGTTCACATACACCTTGTCCGGAAAGATGCACACATACGCCCCCATGGAGACCAGCTGCTTTCCGCATACGGTGTCTCCCTGTGTCAGCATCACACCCTTTGCTGTGAGATAGGGCGTCACATTCACCCCGCCCATCCAAAGCTCCGTTCCGTCGATCCAGAGAGGCGTATCTCTCCCCGCAAGGCCCTGGGGGGCCTGCAGTGTTTTTACCCTTCCCCGCTTTTTTCGCACCGAAAGCAGGGGATATGCCTCTCCGGTGAGATTTTTCATGTCATACCAGGCGCCTTCCGGGATCTTCTCCCGGTGGTCATAGCCGAAAAACACGTCCGTGTCCAGCCGCTGTGTTTCCGGCGCCTTTACCGTCGGATAAAATCCCATGCGTCACGCTCCTTATACCTTGAACAGCCCCACGGTCCGCAGCGGCCTGTGGGTCCTGTTATACCAGTCCATCCATGTCATGTATGCCCCGTTGAAAAGACTTGCCGACACATTATACCTTGCCGTCTCGCCGCTCTCCCGGTCCATGCGGCTTTCCAGATACGCTGTGTACAGGTCCTCGTCATAGGGCGGCTGTGCCAGCAGCACCGTGTTACTGTCCGTTCCTGCGTCATAGCCCCGGAAGGCTTCCGGCGCTCCCTCGTGGACCCGCATGACCTCCTGCCAGAGCATGCCGTCCAGCGCGGAGAGCCATGCGATCTTCTCCTCCTGCGTAAATCCGTTGGGCCGCAGCCTGTCGGCCCGGCGCAGTGCCTCTCCGATGGTCATGGCCGTCCTCCCGTCACTGTGCGTGGCTGCAGATCCACTCGTCCCTGCGCACTGCTGCCCGGGCGGAGCGCCGCAGCTCCTCTGCCACAAACCACGGCACCGTCACGTTCTGACCTCTGGGGATCTGCCATGCCTGGCCGTTCACCGCCACCCAGATGAAATTCTGCTCGTTCTTGCCTGCCCGGTCCACAAATACGATCTCCGTTTTCATATACCGCTCCTTTCTCCGCGCATCCGGGGCCGAAACCGGCCCCGGATTCCCTTTTCACTCAGACTTGCTCAGTTTGCAGTGTCCATGCCGCTGTAGGCGGAGCAGCTCTCCACCCGCACAAGGCGGTCGTTGTAGAGGATCTTTGCCGCCTGGCTGAACTTGTAGCCCACCGTGGAGAACTGATCCAGAGGGCCGCCCACTTCTCCCTTGGGATGGATGATCATTTCCATGCCCGCACCGTCGGGATCAATCAGACCGAAGGCGTCCTTTCCGAAGAACATGGTGGCATACACCGCGTTCCGGCCGCTGGTCTTGCTCTCAAAGCCGCCCTCACCGGGCAGCAGGAAGTCGCCGCTTGCCGCAGCGTCGTCCTTGGACGCCGCAAACAGAATTTTGGATCCGGTGTTGACGCCTGTAATGACATAGTGACCGTGGATGGTGCTGTCGCCGCTGTCGGACACAAGGATCTCACGCCCCAGCAGATCCTCCGTGGCAGGTTCGCTGATAATGATGTTGTAGGTGTCTGCGATACCCACATCGGCAGTCTCCGCACTTGTCACATTCCAGCCGGAAGCGGCGGTCAGACGGCGCTTCATGCCCAGATTCTGACCCACCAGCACGGGGGCCTGGGTGGATTCCACAAAACGTACGCCGTGAAGCTCGCCGATCTCACCGCTGAAGAGCTCTGCGGTACCTGCGTACTGATGGTAGTCGATCCATTCCTCGCTGCTGCGCAGATCATAGGCCACGGAGGGGTGGATCACCGCCACGTACTTTCCGTCAATGCGGGGTGCCTTCAGCTTTTTGAGCCATGTGGCCGCCTGATTCACCATATCAGGGGTGAGAAGGCACTTCTTTCCGGCCTCACAGGTCAGCTCCCACCGTGCCATGGGGTTGGAGACCACCGCGCCGCTTTCGTCCCTGCCAACCGCATACATGACGTTCACGCCGGTCATCAGCTCATCCCGCACAAGGGTGTCCTGCGTCTGACCTGCGGACGCTGCAAGCTCCTCCGCAGCGCCGAGGATCACGTCGTCCACCGCGTGCATCTCCAGCTCGTCGGATACGGTGACGTACATACCGAACTGGCCCAGATCGGAGGTCATGGCGCTCTGGCCGAACTTCTCACCGGAGGGGATTACGCCCTCCTGCAGGGCACCCGCATTGGGAAGCGTGTTCCACTTGCGCCACTCGATGGTCTTGCCTCTGCCTGCGGGCATGGGCTCCATGCGGCCAAGCTGTGCGTACAGAAGCTCCGGTCTTGCATTTTCCAGCAGCTCCGTGTCGTAGTAGGTCTTCATGGTGGGGGACATGGTGTCCTTTCCGGAAAACCCGGTCACCGCACCGGTGTATGCGTTGGTGTAGCCCCCGGTGCCGTTCACCACGGAGCCTGCGTCTGCAAACATCTGCAGCTTTTTCATCATTTCATTCATATTCGTTTCTCCTTTCCTTTTTCCGCCTCCCGGCCGGCGTCACCGGAATCCGCCCGTTTCCCGTCCTTCGGTGAACGACTCCCTTCAAACGCTCCCCGCGTCCAAAGCCTTACCAAACGATCTTCTCGCCGCTTCTGACACGTCTGCGGATGTTCTCCCGCTCCTTTTTGCTCAGACTCCGGGGGTCATCCTGCAGCACCGCGCCCACACCCTGAGAGCCGTTTTCCGGGGGCCGCAGACCGCCGGAGCGCATGGCACCCGCCAGCTTTTCCTGGGCCTTCTTCGCCGCAAAGGCCATCATGGCCGGTGCCAGCTCCTCCCGGTGCAGCGCCTCAAAGGCCGTGCGCACGTCCACGCCGCTTTCCGGTGCGGTAAGCCGCGCAAAACGCGGATCCCGCAGCTCCTTCTGCAGGTCAAACCCGGGGTACACCTTCCGCACCTCGGTGCACTGCCGCAGGATCTCCTGAAAATGGGCCTGCAGCTGTGCCTTTCGCCGGTCCTCCGCCTGCCGCATGCTGCCTGCCAGCGCCGCGTCATCGGCGACTCCGACCTTTCTGCGCAGCTCCTGCAGCACCGGCTGCAGTGTACGCAGCGTCTCCTCCGCCTGCCGCGCGCCCTTCAGCCTTGCCCGGACCGTCTCCTGCATCCTGCCGTTGTACTCCGGATCCTCCATCAGCTCCTCCCACGTGGGCCTTTTCTCCTTTTCCTCACCGAACCACTGCAGTTTCTTCTCTTCCATACCGTTCCTCCTTTATTTTTTCGATCCTTTCACACCGGACATTTGCCGGACAGATCTCTTCCAGCACCAGAAAGCCTCTCCAGAACACCTCATAAAGCTCCCGTCTGCCGCCGGAAAACCGCGCCTGCCCGCTTTTCGCATAGCCCGGCAGGTTTTCCAGCATCGTCAGCACCAGCGCCGATACTGCCGCGCAGACCAGGTCCCGCCCCATTGCGCCTGCACCGGCATGGCCCGCCACCGCAAGGGAGGGCTCATACGGCCTGTACCGCACCTCCACCATGGCCTATACCTGGGAGGCTGCGGCAGCCCGCTGACGGCTTTTCCGCATCGCTTCCGGCTCTCCGGCACGCTGCCCCAAAACCGTTTTTTCCTCCCGGGGAAGCTTCCCGCCGTCTCCGGCAGAAGGGTTCGTCCCCGCCGCCTGCAATACCGATGCATTCTGCCGGATCCTGCGGATCACCGCGTCTTTCCCGTCAAAGTCCATCATCTCCAGACAGCTCAGCGCCTGCAGCGCATTGTCCGGCCGGAAAAAGCCCAGCCTGTAGAGCTGCAGTGCCGTCTCGTTCTGGCCCATGGAGGTATAGGCAGTCTTCCTCGCAGGGGATACCTTCACGTCAAATCCCGGTGTCCGCCAGCCCATATCCACACCGAAATCCACCCCCTGGGCCCGGGGTACCAGAAACGCGTTGGAGAAGCTGATGAAGTCCTCCTTCCCCGCCTCCCCTGCGATACGAAAGGCTCTGGGCATCTCGTAGAACTGCCGCACCAGCTCAGCCACCTGCTCCACCACTCTTGTGAAGGCACGGTAGGCGCCGCGGGTGGAGTCCCGGCTCATGCGGCCTGCTGTCTCCTGCAGTGCCGCAATGGCAGAGGCCGCCGTCACGCCGGATGGGACCTGTCCGTTCTGCACGTCCTGGTTTCCCGCCGTGAATTTCAGCTCCTCGATCTTGTTGTTCAGCACTGCCACGCACACATCCGCCACCGGTGCAACGGTGATCTGCCGCACCGAATCCGCACCCAGATTCCCGCTGACGTGGACCAGCGGTGCCGTCCAGTCGGCAAATTCCTCCTCGTTCACCGCGCCGTCCCCGCGGATAAAGTACCGGGGCTCTGCCGCCATCAGAGCGTTTCTCGTCACGGCGCTTCCCAGCCTGTCGATGCTGTCCTGGGCATGCTTTCCCACGTCTACATAGCCGAACCCGCAGGGGCTTCCCTCCACGGGAAAGAGCCTGTCAAACACAAAGGGGTACAGACCGTGGTCGTACCAGCCCCTCTGACGCATGACCGGGTCGTTTTCCGTGGCGTACAGCACCCGGCTTCCCACATACTTGCAGTAGTGGAGCTTTCCCTCCTTTTTGTAGTACCAGTCCACCACCGGCACCCGGTCTGCTGTGTTGGCTCCGTCCTCGTTCAGGTACCTGCTCACTGTCACGCCGCCATGGCCAGTCTCCGCCTCAGGCCATGCCGCCTTCAGCCGCTGACTGTCCCACATCTCCACATGGAACAGATGAGGCGATTTCTGAATGTCCGTCAGCCCCGGCTCCCAGAACAGACTCAGCACGTCCGCCCTGGTCACCGCCACATCTCCCAGTCCGTGAAGCCTCACCGGATCCCACAGGATCTTGTAGACCCCGGTGCCTTGCTTCAGCTTCTGCCACATGACCTCGCTCCACACCTCTTCAAAGCCGCACTGTTCCAGAATACAGGGTACCACCGCACCCAGAAGCCGTGCAGCCTGCCTGTCCGATGCCTCTCTCGGCAGGAAGTTCGGCTGAGGATAGGCGTCCATGGCGTCCGCGTGCTTTCCCGCAACGGTATTGAACAGCCACGCCGATACGTTCTCCCGGGGGTCTGTCCGTCCCTCCCGGGGGATCTCGTTGTGCCGCAGCTTCCACCACTCTTCCGCCTCCACAATCCGCGCCTCCAG